GCAGACGCCGAACGCGCGCGAATTCTGGCCGTCGAGGCGCAAGCCCTGCCCGGCCACGAAGCGCTGATCAACAACCTCAAAGCCGATGGCAAGACCACCGGCCCCGAGGCCGCTGTCATGGTGCTCGCCGCCGAAAAGCAAAAGGGCGCGCGCCGCCTGGATGCGATGAACGCCGACGCATCCGCCATCAACGTGCCCGCCACGCCCAGCGCCACCGGCGGAGCAGCCGCGCCCAAGGCCGCGGCGGTGGACGAAGACCTGCCGATTGAGGAGCGCGCGAAGGCCGCATGGGATGCAGACGGCAAACTGCGCTCGGAATTCGGCGGCAAGTACGACGTGTACCTCGCCTATGCCAAGGCCGACGCCAACGGGCAAGTCAAGATTTTGTCCCGCAAGGCTGCGTAACAGCTAACCAACACTCAAACCAAAAGGAAACATCATGACAACTCTCGCAGCAGACAAACCGCGCGCGCAGGAAACCGGCGACCGGAATGAATTCCCGGTCATCGCGTCAGACATCATTTACGAGGGCGCCGCCGTGGGCTTGGTGGACGCCACCGGCCTCGCGCGTCCACTCACCTCGGTGGATCGTTTCGCGGGCTTCGCCGAGTCGCAATGCGACAACAGCGCGGGCGCGGCATCCGCCAAAAACGTGCGCGTCATCGAATCCGGCAAAGTGCAGTTGGCCGTCAGCGGCGCGGTCATCACCGACGTGGGCGCGCCGGTATACGCCAGCGACGATGACACGTTTACTTTCAACCCGGCAAGCGGCGCGTTCATCGGGTATGCGCATCGCTTCGTTTCGGCGGGCATCGTGATCGTGAGCTTCAACGCGGTGAGTTTCCGCGATCCCTGGGCGCACTACAGCAAGCGCGAAACCTTGTCCGGAACCAAAACCTTCGACGCCGAGGACAGCGGAAAACTGTTTTGCGTCGATGCCGCCGGTGATGCGGATGCGTTGACCCTTCCGGCCATCGCGGATGGATTCAGCGGCGCTACGATCTTGGCTGTCGGTGAATTCGGCAGCACTGCTGTGACCGTTAGCCCCGCCGCAACGGACATGATCCTCGGGCCTGACATCACCGGCGCCGACAACAAGGATTTGATCTGCACCAAGGCCACCCAGCGGCGCGGTGATTTCGTCACGCTGATCGCGGGCGATGCCGACGGCTACATGGTCACGGCGCTGCGCGGCACCTGGGCGCGCGAAGCGTAACCGGCCACCCCTTAACCAATCAAAAAAGGACATACATCATGAGTGCAGCAGCATTATCCAGCCGCGCCATCATCGGCGCGTACTACGCCCGCCTGGCGCAAAACCCCGGCGCGCAATGGGTCAACGGCATCAGCAACTATTTCAACTCCGATCAGGAGTCTGAAAGTTACAAATGGCTGGGCCAAGCGCCCGCCATGCGCGAGTGGATCGGGGGCCGCAACGCCAAGGGCTTCCGCGACAACGGCATCACCATCACCAACAAACACTTCGAGGCCACGCTCGATGTGCTGGTGCGCGACATGCGCCGCGACAAGACCGGGCAGATCATGGCGCGCGTCAACGATCTGGCGGACCGCACGAATGCCCATTGGGCGAGCCTGCTTTCCACGTTGGTGCTCAACGGCGCCAGCACGCTGTGCTACGACGGGCAGTATTTTTTCGACACGGATCACACCGAAGGCGAAAACACCACCAGCCAAAGCAACAAGTTGTCGGTGGATATTTCGGCGCTGTCCACGGCGCAGCACGGCTCCGTCACCGCGCCCAGCGTGGAGGAAATGCAGCAATCGATCCTCCAGGGCGTGCAACAAATCATCAGCCTGAAAGATGACCAAAACGAGCCGATGAACGAGAACGCGCAGAATTTTCTGGTGATGGTGCCGACGTCGTTGTGGACGACTGCTGCGGCGGCTGTGAATAACAGCATCCTTACCAGCAACGCGATCAACCTGATTCCGAATCTGGAAAACGTCACCATCGGCGTCGCCATGAATGCACGCATCAATTCGTGGACGGATCGGTTTGCAATCTTCCGCACGGATGGCAGCGTGAAGCCGCTGATCCGTCAGGAGGAAACGGCTGTGCAGTTGAAAGCCAAGGCCGAGGGCAGCGAGTACGAGTTTGACAATGACGCGCATCAATACGGTGTCGATACCTGGCGCAATGTCGGGTACGGCTACTGGCAGCAAGCGTGTCAGGTGATCATAATCTAACGCAGGTCACAACTGCCGCTGTAACAGCGGGCGCCCCCGCAAGGGGCGCCCGCTTTCTTTTGGAGCCAGCATGAAAAAATTCACCGTGCAACAACACGTTACGATTGCCGCGGGGCAAGTGCTCGACCTCACCGCCGCGCAGGCCGCTGACCGCTCGCATATCGTGCGCGCCGTCGAGGGCAAAAAAGGCCGCTACACGCTCAGCGCCGCCACGCAATTCAAGTCCGGCGAGCGCATCGGCATTGATCCGGGCGATGACCGCACGCTGGTTGAAGCGCTGACCAGCAACGAAGACGCGCCCGCCGCCTGATGTTTACCGAGGACATGACCGCGTTCTTCAACGCGTCAGAGTTCGCTGTCGCCGCCACCTACAACGGCAGCACCACGATCTACGGCAATTTCAACGCGCCCTATGCCGCGGCGCTGGACGTGGCCGGGACTAACCCAACGTTTGAATGTGCCGCATCAGATGTGCCCGCCTCTGGCGTGGGCAACCCGCTCGCGGTCAATAGTGTGACCTACAAAATCCGCAACCGCATGCCGCAGGACGATGGGGCGTGGGTGGTGCTGGAGCTTGAGAAGCAATAATGGCCGATCACATCGACAAACAAATCCGTGACGCGGCGGCCACGTTGTTGACCGGGCTCAGCACCACGGGCAGCAATGTTTTCAAGTCGCGCGTGTATCCGTTGCAGGATGCCGAACTGCCCGCGCTGCGCGTGTATGTCGATGAGTCGGACATCACGGCGTACAGCATGGGCGGCAGTGCGCGCCCGGTTGAGCGCAACACCAATCTCAAGATCGAGTTTTGCGGCAAGGCCATCGCCAGTTATGACGATGCCGCCGACGCCAGCAAAAAGGAAGTGGAAACCGCGCTGGCCAACAGCATCACGCTGGGCGGCATTTGCAAGTTCATCCAGCTGCGGCGCATTGAAACGCAGCGTGATGACGGCGCGGAGCAAATCGTGATCGTCACGCGCATGATTTTTGAGTGCATTTCCCGCACGGCGGCCAACGCGCCGGACGTGCCATTGTAAGGAGTCATCAGCATGGCAAATCAGGTTATTCAGGGCGAGCGCGTTTATCTCGATGGCTACTATATCAGCTCGGACATCAACGCCATCACCTTGAAGATGACGGCGGACACGCCCGAGTGCACCACGCTCGCAGATACGTGGAAGGCTCGCAAGCCAGGCCTGTGTGATGTTGATGTCAGCATGGAGGGCTATGTGGATGTTGCTGATGGCGGCATTGATGGCCGCCTGAGTGATGGCCTGGCGCTCGCTGATGTGCCGCTGATGATCGGCGTCACCACCGGGCTGGTGGACACCCCGGCGTACTTCCTGGAAACGCTGGAAGCCAGCTACACGCCCGGCGGCAAGGTCGGCGACATGATGGCGTTCAGCATGGCCGCCAACGGCGACGGCGCGGCCTGTGTGCGCGGTCAGATCATCCACAACAGCGCGCGCACTTCCACCGGCAACGGCACGGGTTACAGCGTCGGGCAGCAGCCCGCCGGGCAGGATTTCCACATGCAATTGCAGGTCTACGGCTTCACCGCGAGCGGTGGCTCGCCCACGCTCGATGTCACCGTGCAGGCGGGTGTGGATGCGACGTTTGCAACGCCGTTCACCATCGGCTCCTTTACGCAGGTGGTTGCTGTTGGCGCCGAGCACAAAGTGATTGCCCTGGCGGACATGGAGAGCCTGTACGGCTGGACTGACGACGCCGACGACGCATGGACGGATGACGCAGACCCCGCGTGGGGCATTCCGCAGACGCACACCTACATGCGCGCCACCTACACCCTGGCCAACCTCACCACGACAAGTTTCGCAGTATCCGCAGGTTTTAAATAGGAGATCATCATGGCAAGTTTTGTACTCACCGATGCATACGTGGCCATCAACAGTGTTGACTGGTCGAGCAAAGTGCGAGAGATCAAGATCAACACCAGCGCCGATGTGGTGGAAAACACCGCCATGGGCGCGAGCTGGAAAACGCGCCTGCCCTCGCTCAAGGATTTCAGCCTTGATATCACGTTCAACCAGGACCACGCGAACAGCGGGCTGGATGATTCACTGTGGGCGCTGTTCGGCACCAGCACCACGTTCGAAATCCGCCCGACTTCTTCATCGGTCGGCAGCTCAAACCCCAAGTGGACGGGATCCGCGATATTGCAGGATTACCAGCCCATCGGCGGCAGTGTGGGCAGCAATGCCGAGCTGCCCGTCAAATTCATGGGCACCGGCGCGCTCACCCGCGCGGAGTCGTAATCCATGGCGCTGCTGAGTAAAGCCCAAATCCTCGCCGCCAGCGATCTGCCGCACGAGGATGTGCCTGTGCCCGAGTGGGGCGGCGAGGTGCGTGTCAAGGCCATGACGGGTGCCGAGCGCGATGCGTTCGAGCAATCCAACCGCGAGGCGCTGGATCAGGCGGGCGGTAAAAACCTGCCCAACCTGCGCGCGCGCCTGGCTGCGCTGGTGATCGTGGACGCGGACAACAACAGCGTGTTCACGCTGGCGGATGTGGAGGCGCTGGGCAAGAAAAACGCCGCCGCGCTTGACCGCGTGTATGACGTGGCCGTACGCCTCAGTGGCATGGGCGCCAAGGCGGCGGCGGATGCGGAAAAAAACTCCTCGCCCGGCCCGAGCGGCGGCTCTACTTCCGCATAGCTCGCGAGCTGGGATACCCGCACCCGGATATGTGGCTGGCCTCCATCACCTCGGCGCAACTGACCGAGTGGCTGGCCATGCTGCGCATTGAAAACGACGAAATACTGGTCGACAACATGAACAACCGCGCGGTTGAAAAGCTGGCCGAGAAGCGCCGGCAAAGGGGCAAACGTGGCTGATATCGGCGCGCTGACCTTCAAGATCGGCGCGGATGTTGCCGAGCTGAAACAACGCATGGCCGAGGCGCAGGGCGTGGTTGAAACCGCCATGCAGGGCGCCAGCAAGGCCGCAGCCATGGCCAAGACCGCGCTGGGTGCAATTGGTGTGGGCCTGTCATTTGCTGCGCTGAAAAACGGCCTTGATGGCGCCATCAACAGCATGGACGAGCTGCGCGCGATGTCACTGCGCACGGGCGTGGCGGTCGAGCAACTCAGCGCGTTCAAGGGCATCGCCAAGCTGAGCGGCACGGACATGGACACCGTTGCTGCGATGATCGGCAAGCTGAATAAGAGTTTGCTGGAGTTCGCGCGTAGCGGCGCGGGCAAATCCGAAGAGGCATTCAAGGCGCTGGGCATCAGCAGCGCCGAGGCCAAAAACGCGCTGGAGCAAGGCGACGTGACCGGCATCATCACCAAGCTGTCGCAGGAGCTGACCAAAAACGGTGCCAGCGCGCTGAGCGTGGCGTACGCACAAGAGGTGATGGGCAAGAGCGCGGCGCAGGTGATGCCGTTCATGCTGGAGCTCGCGAGCGCCGGGCAACTGAATACCCGCGTCACCACTGAGCAGGCAGAGGCGGCGCATCAATATAACGTGACCATGGT